CCAAGGAGGAATAGGACTTGAAGATAAGTATAATGGTTCGTTTGGTAGAGCAAGTTCTACAGGAACAGGGCAAGGTGGAGGAGGTGGGTGGTTTGGCGGTGCGGGCGGTCTTAATTATAATGCTGCGGGCGGAAGTGGTTACGCACTAACTAAAGATAGTTATAAGCCACCTGGATATATACCAACATCTAAGTATTATCTTGATAATGTAGTCATGACTACTGGAGGTAATACTACTAAAGCAGATGGTTATGCTAAAATAACATTACTTCAAGCATTACCGTTTTTAACAGTATCATCTTATAACTCAACTACAGCAACATTTAAAGCAGACCACACAGACCCCACATTATTAACTAAAATAGAGTGGTTTATTGATGAGAAATTAAAAGAAACTATAACATCAAAGTTAACAATAGAAAAAACAATTAACTATACATTAGAAGATAATGCACTACACACGATTAAAATAGTTGTTACAGACAGTTCTAATGCTACAGCAGAGAGAATTTTTACAGTTAGTAAAGGAATTGCACCGCTTCCAACTGGCTCATCTAGCGAAGAAGTTACAAACAAATGGAGGGAAATTAAAGATTCATTTAAAACTGGTAAAACAAGTATTATAAATACTTTAGCATTAAAGAATATAGAATCAAATTTGAATAACACACTAGTTGAGTTATCAGAAAAGATAAAGCAGTCTTTTGATAGTTCAGATGCTAGTGTACAAGAGTTAGAAAATCAAATTTTATTAAATGAAAATGAGAAAGTAGGAGGAATTTTATAATGAATATAAATAATGTTGTAGTAAGGATATTGGCAGAGAGAATATTAAACGGAGGGTTAAACCCATTGAAAAATAGAGAATTTCAGTTAGATGACGTGACTAACATAGGGTACAGAAAAGCAGTAGAGGATTATATTATAGAGCATAGTGGAGTAGTAGAAGGAGCAGAACCAACAAAATAGGTTCTTTTTTTATTTCAATTAATTAGGAGGCTTACATGAATGAGGAAGTTATAAAAGAAAAAATAAAACGAAATGAAATAAGAATAAACAGACATAGTGATGAAATAGACGAATTAAAGATAGCAAATATAGAGTCTAAAGCAGAATTAAAAGCATTGTGTGAGAATCTAAACTCACTTACAAGTATGTTAAAGTGGTTGATTGGTACAATGATTACAACACTTGTAGGGTTCTTTATATTTGCAATACAAAAAGGAATATTTTAATTAATTAGGAGGATAAAAGATGGATAATTTAATAAGTTTTATACCCGAGCAGTTGCTAATTTTAGTTGCTGCTCTTTATGTTATAGGAGCAGGTTGCAAAAAATATAAACAATTAGATAATAAATACATTCCAGTAGTGTTATTGATACTTGGTATAGGCTTTTCAGTGTGGATGCTAGGATTTAATCCTGTTGCAGTCTTACAAGGTGTAATTTGTTGGGGAGTTGCAATAGGTATAAATCAAACTTACAAACAGTTGAAGGATGGTGAAAAGTAATGAAAATAGCAATAGTGCCAGGGCATACACTAACAGGAAAAGGAACAGGAGCAACTGGCTATATAGACGAAGGAAACGAAAACAGAATCCTAACTGATTTAATAGTAAAATGGTTGAAACAAGGTGGAGCTACTGTATATACTGGAAAAGTAGATAAATCTAGTAATTACTTAGCAGAGCAATGTCAAATAGCAAATAAACAAGATGTAGACCTAGCTGTACAAATCCATTTCAACGCAAATAAAACAACACTAAACGCAATGGGTACAGAGACAATATACAAAACTAATAATGGGAAAGTATATGCTGAAAGAGTTAATGAGAAACTAGCAACAGTATTTAAAAATAGAGGTGCAAAATCGGACGCAAGAGGGCTTTACTGGCTTAGTCATACAAAAGCACCAGCAATATTAATAGAAGTGTGCTTCGTAGATAGTAAAGCAGATACAGATTATTATATTAGGCATAAAGACATAGTCGCTAAATTAATAGCAGAAGGTATTTTAAATAAGACAATAGATAATAGTGAGGATAAGAAAATGTATAAACATACAATCGTTTATGATGGAGAAGTTGACAAAATCCCTGCAACTGTTGTTGGTTGGGGCTATAATGATGGTAAAATATTAATATGTGATATAAAAGATTATGTACCAGGTCAGACGCAAAATCTTTATGTCATTGGTGGTGCAGCATGTGAGAAGATTGGTTCTATGACTAAAGAAAAATTTACTATGATAAAGGGTAATGATAGATTTGATACACTTTATAAAGCACTGGAGTTTATAAATAAATAAAATCAATAGAGTTAATATATTTTACATTTTGACTACAATTTTATGACAGTATCACAACAATTTATAAAATAAAAAATGATATATTAAATATAACCATAAGTCATCTACAAACTTTAAAAAATCAGGTATATGAAGAGCAGTTGAGTATATAGCAATAAGTGGTAGGAGGAGGAATAAAAAATAATAGTGCAATGAAAGTAATTATAATGTAGAATAGTATTAAATAATATTATTTTAGGGGGAGTTAAGATGGCTTATGAAAATGGGACTAATTTGGTAGCGTATTTTCCTAACTGTATAAAAAAATACGAAAAGGATAACAAAATATTTGAAAAGACAATACTATTACTTAATTTATATATGCAGATGCCAACTTGGCCACATTGTATTCATGAATTTAAAGCTAAAGCAAATGAAATTTTGGGAGAAGACCCAGAATTTATAGGTGAGTATGGAATTAAACTGAAAGACTTTTATAATGAAGGTGAAAATGTAAATATAAGCCAAAACTTTAAAAATGATTTGTATACTTTTTCAAATAGTACATATGATATATTAGATAACTCATATATTCAGAGAATCAATCCAATTGGCTTATATTCTATATCTTCTTTGGCTAGAGAAAATGATTTTATTTTGAAACTATTTAGAAATGATAAAAAATCTTTGGAATTAGAACTATCTAAATCAGAAATACAATCAATAATTGAACATTTAGAGTCTATGATAGAGGAAGAATAGTTATGAAGGGTGAATATAATAAAGAAAAAGAAAAAGTAATAAAGTTTAATTCCAACAAGGATAAAAGTAAAATCAACAAATATACAGACTATTATAATACTTTAAATAGTACTTTGATGGAGAAAAATAAATGTATTGGAGATAATTGGTTTTTAGCTACTACTTCAGAGGAGGTAGGTAATATGAATGAAGAAGAAAAAAGAATACTAGAAACTGAAAAAAGAATATTAGAGACTGAAAAAAGAGTACATCAAAATAATAAGGAAGTAAAAGAAAGTATAGATAAGCAATTTAATGACATAAAGGGTATTTTTAAAGAATACAAGAATGATTTAGACAAAGATAGAATAGAACTAAAAAATGATTTAGCTAGAGAAAGAATTGAGTTAAAAAGCGATTTAAAAGAAGCTATAAACGAACATAAAAAGGTGACAGAAAAGGATGTAAGTGAAATAAAGAATAGTATAAAAGGTATAGAAGATAGAATTGATTCAACTAATAAATGGATTATTGCATTATGTATAACTACTATAATAGGAATTGCTACAATGGCTATTACAATAGGTATATCTATATGGCCAAAGTAACACAAAAAGAGGTAACTAGAATTAAAATAGTTATCTCTTTTTATACTTAAACAAAACATTGAAAAAATAGTAAAAAATATTAACAGGATACATAAAACTATAGTATAACCTGTAATAATAAAACGAACGAAAATTATCATACTAAAACATAAGACATGCTATAATTGTATTAGATAAATGCTTGAATATATACCAAAAGTACTCTTTTTATAAGAGTGCTTATTTTTTTGAAATTCATCAACATATAAACTATCAAGAACATTACTCAACACACCTTAAAATTGATTTAAATTCTTTTTCATACACAAAGTTATATGATATAATAAAAAAGTAAATATGTAACCCCAACACATCTTTACTAAGTCAAACATTATTATATAGAGCATTCTTCATTATGGAGAGTGCTTTTTCATTTCTTTGAATAATCATGTTGATTATTTATAATATTTTCATTTAATTTATCTTTATCTATCAAATTTAATGCACAATTAATACAAATGTTAGTTTTCATATGACTTTTCTTATGAAAAGTAATATACTTATTATCATCTTTATTTATTCCTTTATTACAGTAATCACATAATATAGTCTTAGTCATATTTTTATTCCTTTCATTTTATATTTTCCATAATTAAGTTTAACATATTTAGTATATACCTATGTATATATATTTAAAACAATGTTTTTTATTGCAATATAGAATATATTGTATAAATAAAAAAAATGGAGAATAGATATTTGATAATTGTAAAATTATGTTATAATTAAAATGCAAGAATAATCTTGTGGAACTACAATCTAAGAGTGGAGCTTCATTTTCTACATTCCATCCCTTAAAAGGAAGGAGGTGGAGAAATGAGCGAATTTTTACTAGGAGTGTTAGCTAGTTTAACAGCTAGCTTTATTACATATATTATTTCCAGAAAAGTAAAAAGCCACTCTGGCAGGAGTGACTTTGAGCTTGATGTAAAAATCAAGTTTAATAAAAAACGACATTAATATTTAGTTAATGAAACTTCACTCTAGGCTAATAGATTGTAGTTTCTTTTTTTGTTTTTGATACGAATTTACATCTTTATTATATCGCATTTTAAGAAAAAATAAAACTATGAATATTAGAAATATATTTATTTTATCTCTAAGTATATATATTATTATCCCCCTAAAAAACTTTCATAAAAACAAAAAGAACAATATCTCTTCGGCAACTGGCTGACATAACTCATAAGATATTTATATAAGTCTTAGTCCCTATAGCTTTGCGTCACTAAATTTCTCTAGTTTTGCCGATTTAGTTTTATTCTACAACTAAAATAATACAATAGAATTAGTTATTATT